ACAGACTCATACGCATATCGCACACGCTGCATAATTTCTTGTGCACCATCGTACTTATTAGATGCAATCAGAATGGTCGAATCGTCGTTGAACATCGAGTACCATAACAAATATCCAGCAGCAACAGTGGTCTTTCCCATTTGGCGAGAAACCATGTTTACAGAACGTCGTGAACTATGATAATTCTCAATCAACGAATGCTGGAATTCGAATAACTCAAGTTTCATCCTACCCTTAAGTGGGTGTTGAATGTACATAAAGTTTTCAATGAAATATAAAGGGCCGGTCTCTGGATCGAGACAAGCCCTTAATTCGTCGATCTGCTCTTTTGAATAAGAGACCTTCGTGTATGCACGTTTTACAAGTTTGTCATCTTGATAAATTGCCATGTTATTTCTTAGCAGATTCCTTTAAGAACTTTCTATAGTTATAAACAAGTTCTTTATGTGTCTCTGCAACTGCCATTTTCTTTTGCTCAGGGTTGTCGCCTTGTTTTGCACCAGGTGTACCTGTAGCAGATGTTACCGGTGAATCTGCGCCGTCTGGAAAGAAGTCGCCCGGGTTCATGAACTTAATATCATCGTAACCGTTGTTTAGATCAAGTGATTCATTTATGTCTGCTGGAGTAAATTGGCCATCGTCATCTTCCATGCCATATTCTATTATATGAGAACCAGCCGTTATCCAGCGTTTTGCATCGTCTGAACAAATTGCATCACTGTATGAATTAAACGGGCCTGCAGATACAGCGTTTGTATGCCCGTTAATTATGTAATAAGCTGGCATACCTAATGATGAATCACCGAGTTCAATTCCCTCATCCATATCGTCGAATCCGCTGTCGGGGTCGTCAAAATCTTCAGGATCGTTACTGTGTAATACGCCGCTGCCGCCACATGCGCTACAACGTGTGCCATCATACTGGCCCTCACCGGTGCCATCGCATGTATGGCAATAGCCATCGTCTTCGTTATCATCCGCGGTCTCTGGACTTGCCTCGTCCTTAAACCAATTGTTAACCCCATTGAGAATCTCTTCAATGTTTTCTGCGCTGTGACCGGCACCTTGCAATTCTTGCGTAAGTGTATCCACTGCCTTGTTATAATCAACGAAGCTATCAAGCATGTCTGCTAATCTATCCGCAGATTGTTGAATTATACTATCAAGCGCACCGTCTTCCATCATAGACTCATCCTTGCCATTTTTCTTGTTATAGATTGACCATGCGGTTGCAAAAGCCTTTTCTGGCTCGCCCGGGTATTCTTTTTTCAGATCCATTACCATGTCTTCCATTCCCGGAGGTGCTGTCTCGTCTACGTCGCCGAACATTTCGTCAATGCCTGCCGGTACAGACGCACTATTACCTAAACTCGGAACATCCATTACACTCTCAGTAAGGATACCAGCAAGTGCCCTTATTCTATTTAAATCGCTCATCTTACTGCTCCTGTCTTTAAAAGGTTAGTCTTTTTAACTCTTCCAAACAAACCTAAATCATCTTTCTTTAAATTCTTAGTATCATTGAAACTATCGTAATCCTTAGGCAATGTCGAGTGATCAACTGTTTCTGCCGGGCTTAACGGATTGTCTACAATAGTAACTTCACGTTCTTTACGTACTTTTTCAAGCTCTTGTAAGAAACCTATGTTGTACTCTGCACCATATGCAGGTACATCCGTTGCTTCCATGTCGCTTCCAAGGCGCGCCTTATATTTTGCTTTGTATTCAGCCGACGTTCTGTCAACATACAAATCTGTTTCAATCTGACGTGGATCGTTTTCAGAATATACAGCAAGTAGTGCAGGAGAAATATCCATGCTATTGCAAACATAAGTTCTAAGAAAATCCAATGCCGCTGGATAATTCATACTAATGTCGCAAATAAATACCGGTGTGTTTTTTACATTAGGAAAATCTAAAGGACTTTCCTGAATAGGTGTTTTTCTAAATGACGATGCTGATATTAGGTTGTATTTCTTTAGACAAGCCTCTAAACTATCAATCATCTTGTCTGTCATATTGTGAACAGCAAACTTTAAGACGTAGTTATATTCTGTCTTTGTTTCTGCTACGTATTTAACAAATGATTTCTTTTCTGCCATGGTGTGACTCCGTTGATATACTATTTATCAGAGTTTTCTGATTTCTTTGAACTAACGATATACTTGAGTAATTCGTTGCGGTCAAATTCACCACCTTGCATTCCTTTTGCTGGGCCAGCACCTAAATCAAAATCAATTTGCTCAGCTCTTACCTTTTTGAGCTGTAACTCAATCATTTTAAGTTTCTTATCTGCTTTAGAATTTTTAGCATCAAGTGCTGTTTTGAGGAACTGACCTGCTACTTCGTAAATCTTGCCGGCGGCCATATCTGGGACATTGCCACCTAAGGAAATAAGGTCATTAAATGTGCTAACTGCTTTTCTAGCAATATCATCCATCTCATTATCATGCGAGTCTAATCCAACAACAGTAGGCAACGCATAATCAACTTTTTCAGCAGTGGTAAGAGCCGAATAGATTTGACTAGCTTCCGCCATCATCTCATTGCGTGTCTTCTCTGGTTCTATAACTTCCTCAACAGGCGCTGATGGCGGCAAGTTAAAAAAGTCTTCAAGTTTCTTTGTCATGCTTTCCTTTTCGGATTATTAAAGATATTCTCTTCGTTCATTACCCTAAATGTCATGCCGTGACTTTTAGCAAACGCTTGCGCTGCTGCCCACTTAAATGCGTTCAACGCCACGGCTGCTTTAGCACGCTGGGACTTAGCCTGTTCCAAAAATGTCTCTTTGGACGGTTTTACTTCAATAATCTCGGCCTTCGATTTTCCAGTTGCATCAGTGTATGTAACCACAAAGTCGGGTATGTATACGGTGTATTTACCGGTAAATGGATTCTGGTAAGGTATTTTAAGGGATTCACTCGCCCAACTTGTTATGTTAGGGTTAGAATCAAACATTTGCATTACCTTAAATTCCCACGACGAACGGAAATAGATGGGGTATTGCCCTACATACTTAGCGGGGTTTACTGGTTTGTATTGCCCTTGGACATAGGATGGCATTTAAGACCTTATTTCTCTAGCTTGCAGACTTGATTTATTTCTAACAGTAGTGACAACACCCACTTGGTGTGTTGTATCACGGAATTCATTAAACAATCTATATGCATTTGGAGACATAATTAACTTAGATGACACCTCTGACTGCTCTAATAATGCCTGCGGGCTTATACCCAGTGTGCTGGCAATATCTATAGCTAACGAAGTCATTGTTTCGGCATAGGCGGCACCTGTTCCTCTTGATAAGAAATAGGACTTAGTCGAATCATATGCCGATGGGGAGAAGTTACCAACAACACCTTCGCCCAGCCCCGACTGAAGCAGTGATCCGGCATCAACAAACGTAGTTGGACCACTTGCATATTTAAATGTGTTTTGGTATGTGCCACCTACATTCTTAACAGTCTTTTGCGTACCGAAATAGGTAAGCATCTGCGAACTAAAACGACCAATGGATGCAATATTAGAATTAGCCACCATTGCCACCTGTTCTGTTCATGTCTTTATATTGTGCACTGGTAGGTTGTGCCGCTGACTTAAATGAGCGTGCTTGAAGTGCTGGCGCGTTGTTATTTACATATGGTTTAGGCGAAATTTGTGCCATACCGTCTAACGCACTTGCGCTAACACGTCTAACAACTTTATCAGATAAAAATGCGCCTGTTGTAGCACCTATGGATGCCTGCACATTTTTACCCACTCTCTGCAATATTGGGTTATCAGAATGCAACAGCGGATTGTTGGATTCTATGAAATCATTTAACTGTGCGTTGAATGCAAGCGACGGTAATTCCAAGAATTCACCGTGTTCAAACTGTGTTATAGTAGAATTATTATTAGTTTGATTTCCCGGATTACCCAATTTCATATTTTGAATTGTGTAATACGCATATTCATATTCAACTGTAAATGTTAGTTCTAATGTCTTATCGCCTGCTGCATAATTGAGCACATCGTGTGTAAATGCAGATATACGAGGATTAACAAGAGTCACTTGATTAAATCGGCCACCATGGACCTGATATATCTCAATAGTTTGAATTAGATTTCGTATGTTTTGAACTTCCGGTAAATTAAACCCGAACAGATGATTATTTAAATCGTTTCTTACAATATTTTGTGTAGCAGCTTTATCGCCAATAGTGTTTGTTGGGGAATTAGCACCTGTTGCTGTATTACCCTGAAACATATTCTTTATACTCGATGGGAGATTTGCTATATTTGGATTCAGCGCAGGTGTTATGTTATGCAACAATGTTTCTGCACTCATTGGACTATTTTTCTGCTGCGTTTGAACCGGTGTATTCATCTTAGGTTCGTTTCCATCAGCAAAATAATATCTATAATACATTTCCCAGAACTTCAGCGTTTTCCCATCAGCTACATCGTGGAATACCATTTTAACTGGTTCAAATGCAACCTTAGTTTGACTAAGACGTTTTCTGTTATATTGATTAAGTGGTGTTGTCTCTATTTTCATAGATGGCATTTCAACAGTCTTAACCAATGGTGGAATTTGTGTTAAATCAGCACTATTAAAGAATCTCGAAATATATTCTTTAGCAGTGCCTACTTGATTTAAATTTATGTTGACATAATACTCAAACGGAAAGCGAGGCTGATTCCTGTATAAGGATTGCGAGTCTTGGTTGAAGTTATATGTGGCGTGACG